ATTTAGGGATGAGGCAAAAGAATCTTTGTTTAACCTAACAAAAATATACCAGCAGATAGATCATAATGAATCTATGGCTGCTAGCACATTGGTTACAAGAGGAAATTTCCAATGGGAGAATGGTATTAAGGACACAAAAGTAATGTTTATGCCGCACAAGGATGGCAGATTTTACGTTTCTTGGATACCACCTTTGGGTATGCAAAATAGGATTATAAATAAAAACGGCACCAATTACCCTGGCAATGAGCATTTAGGGGCTTTTGGATGTGATAGTTATGATATATCTGGTACGGTAGATAGTAGAGGATCTAACGGAGCATTGCACGGATTAACTAAGTTTAGTATGGAAGAGGCTCCAAGTAATCATTTCTTTTTAGAATACATTGCAAGACCTCAGACAGCTGAAATATTTTTTGAAGACGTATTAATGGCTTGCGTATTTTATGGTATGCCAATATTAGCAGAGAATAATAAACCTAGACTTCTATATCATTTTAAGAACAGGGGCTACAGAGGGTACTCAATGAATAGACCAGACAAAACATATAATAAGTTATCAATTACAGAAAGAGAAATAGGTGGTATTCCTAACTCAAGTCAAGACATTATGCAGGCACACGCTGCTGCAATAGAAACATATATTGAGGAACTTGTAGGAATTTTAGGTGATGATGAAATGGGGGACGTTTACTTCCAAAGAACTTTAGAGGATTGGGCAAGGTTTAATATAAACAATAGGACAAAACACGATGCTTCTATAAGTTCTGGATTAGCTATTATGGCTTGTAACAGAAACAGGTACGCACCAGTAAACAAAGTAGTAAGAAAAAATATAAATCTAGGATTGAAGAGATACGACAACTCTGGAAGTTATTCAAAAATAATAAATTAAATGAACGTAGGCGCAAACCCAAACAGTGTATTTCCTAGCCAAGTAGTTAGTGACGGAGAAAAATCAAGCTACGAGTATGGCGTTCAAGTTGGCAGGGCTATTGAATCGGAATGGTTTAGACAAGGCGTGAACGGCAATAGGTTTTCAACTAACTATAATCAATTCCATACATTAAGACTTTATGCAAGAGGCGAACAGCCAGTACAGAAATACAAAGATGAGCTTGCTATAAATGGAGACCTTTCTTATTTAAACTTAGATTGGAAACCAGTGCCTGTAATTTCTAAGTTTGTAGACATTGTTGCAAACGGTATGACTGAAAAGAAATACGAAATTAACGCTTACGCCCAAGACCCAAAGGCGTTAAAAGAAAGAACAGATTACGCAACAGCTATAATGGAAGATATGGCTGCAAAAGAAGGTTTGTTAGAATTACAAGAAACAATTGGAGTTAATGCATTTAACACTAATGATGTTGACGCTCTTCCTGAAGATAAAGAAGAATTGGAACTTCATATGCAACTTGACTACAAGCAGTCAATAGAAATAGCTGAAGAAGAAGTTATAAATCAAGTGCTTGCAAAGAATAAGTTTGATGAGATTAGAAAAAGATTTAATTACGACTTAACTGTACTAGGAATTGGTGCTGTAAAGACTACTTGGAATAAAGCAAATGGAGTAGTTACAGATTATTGTGACCCTGCAAGAATGGTTTACTCTTACACAGATGATCCAAACTTTGAAGACATATACTATGTAGGAGAAGTTAGAGCTGTAACGATACCAGAATTAAAGAAACAATTTCCAAACATTCCTAACGAAGAGTTAAAGCGTATAGAGGATATGCCTGGAAACAGGCAAATGATTACTGGATGGAACGGGTATGATGAGAATACTGTTCAGGTATTGTATTTTGAGTACAAGACTTACAACAATCAAGTGTTTAAAATTAAACAAGGTCCAAACGGATTAGAAAAAGCCATTCAAAAGAATGATGAATTTAATCCTCCTGAGAGCGATACATTTAAAAAAGTATCTAGAAGCATAGAAGTTCTTTATAGTGGGGCTAAGATTTTAGGTAATAACCAAATGCTAGAGTGGAAGCTTGCGGAGAATATGACAAGACCTTTCGCTGACACGACTAAAGTTGAAATGAATTATGCCATATGTGCTCCAAGAATGTACAATGGAAGGATTGATTCTGTTGTAAATAAAATTACTGGATTTGCAGATATGATTCAGTTGACACACCTTAAACTACAGCAGGTAATGTCAAGAATGGTTCCTGATGGAGTATTCTTAGATGTAGATGGATTGGCTGAGGTTGACTTAGGTAATGGAACTAGCTACAACGCTGCTGAGGCTTTAAATATGTATTTCCAAACAGGTAGTGTTTTAGGTAGGTCTATGACACAAGATGGAGAATTGAACAGAGGAAAGATTCCAATTCAAGAACTTCAGTCTTCTAGTGGTGGTGCTAAAATAAACTCACTAATCCAAACTTATCAGTACTACTTGCAAATGATAAGAGATGTTACAGGATTGAACGAAGCAAGAGATGGTTCAACGCCATCAAAAGATGCACTCGTAGGACTTCAAAAGATGGCCGCTAATCAATCTAATGTTGCAACTAGACACATACTACAGGCTAGTTGTTATTTAACTCTTAGAACGTGCGAAAACATCTCTAAAAGAATTGCAGATTCCATAGATTTTGCTTTAACAAATAACTCTTTGCAGAATAGTGTTAGTAAGTATAATGTGGCAACACTTTCTGAAATTAAATATCTAAACTTGCATGACTTTGGTATATTTTTAGACCTTGAGCCAGATGACGAAATTAAAGCTCAGTTAGAACAAAACATACAAGTTGCTTTGCAGACTGGTGGGATAGATCTTGAAGATGCGATAGATATTAGACAAATAAAAAACATTCAGTTAGCAAACGAAATGCTAAAGAATAAAAGAAAGAAAAAACAAAAAGCATCTCAAAAAGCTCAACAAGACAACATACGGGCACAAGCTCAAGCAAATGCTGAACTTGCAGAGAAAGCAGCAATGTCTGAAGTCCAAAAACAACAAGCATTAACAGCAGAAAAAGTAGCTATTGAACAATCTAAATCTCAGTTTGAGATACAAAGGATGCGAACTGAGGCTCAAATAAAGAGAGAGCTTATGGCTGAGGAGTTTAATTATCAGATGCAATTAGCACAAGCAAGAATTAAATCTGAGTCACAGAGAGACAAAGAGATTGAAGATAGAAAGGATAAGAGAACAAGAATATCTGGGACACAACAATCTGAAATGATTGAACAAAGACAAAATAACTTATTACCAAAAAACTTTGAGTCTAAAGGTAATGATGTATTAAGTGGCAACTTTGGTTTAGGCCAATTTGACCCAAAATAATTTTTTTTAATTTATATTATATTATATTATGTCAGAAGAAGTAAAACAAGAAGGCGACTTTAAAATAAAAAAGAAGCAATCAATGAAGAAATTAGGTGAGACTCCAGAAGTTATAAAGGTAGATTTATCTTCAAAAAAAGAAGATGTAGAATCTGAAGTAACAAGAGTTGAAATAAAATCAGACAATGCCAATAAAGAGCAAGAAACAACAACAGTGGTTGAAGATAAACCAACCGAAGTTATACGAGAAGTGGAAACAGAAGTACCACCAAGGGAAAGCACCATTCAAGATGTTGGGTTTTCTGGGATTGAAGAAGTAACAGAAGATGAGGTAAAAGAAATAACTCAAGAAGTAAAAGAAGCTATAAGAGACGAGCGTGTATCTGGTAAGCCTCTTCCTGAGAATATTGAAAAACTTGTTACATTCATGGAAGAAACGGGTGGCAATCTAGAAGATTATGTTAGGCTAAATGCTGACTATAGTTCAGTAGATAGCAATACATTATTAAAAGAGTATTATAGAAAAAGAAAACCACATCTTGATGATGATGAGATAAAATTCCTTTTAGAGGATAATTTTTCGTATGACGAAGAATTAGATGAAGAAAGAGATATACGCAAGAAAAAACTTGCATTTAAAGAAGAGGTTTCGGAAGCCAAAAACTTTTTAGTAGACTTGAAGGGTAAATATTACGATGAGATTAAGTTAAGACCAGGCGTAACCCAAGAGCAGAAAAAAGCAATGGATTTTTTTAGCCGATATAATGAAGAGCAAAACTTATCAAAGCAGCGACAAGACAGGTTTAAACAAGCTACGTCTAATCTTTTAAATGATGATTTCAAAGGTTTTGAATACAACATCGGAGAAAAGAAATTTAGATATGGCGTAAATAACCCAACTAAGATTGCACAGCAACAGTCTGACATGACCAACTTCATCGGAAAGTTTCTGAATGACAAAGGGGAGGTCTCAGACCACAAGGGCTATCACAAGGCAATGCACGCTGCTGAGAATATGGATCAGATTGCAAGTCATTTTTATGAGCAAGGCAAAGCGGATGCTGTTAAGGACGTTGTAAATAGTTCAAAGAACATTTCAGACACTCCAAGACAAACAGCTGGCGATGCAGTTTTTGTAAATGGCATTAGGGTTAAAGCTGTAACAGGAGCGGATTCTTCAAAATTAAAAATTAAAAAATCACAATTTAACAATTAAAAAAACAAAACAAAATGGGAAATTTTGGAACGGGTATAGACCCACTAGGCAAATTTAGCTTAGTACCAACACCAACAAAAACCGCCTTAGTAGGCAATTATTTAGACTTCACAGATGCTGGAGCAAATTCAAATAACTTTGCACAACAATATTTACCAGAGCTTTACGAGGCTGAGGTAGAGCGATATGGAAACAGAACTTTATCTGGATTCTTACGTATGGTTGGTGCTGAAATGCCAATGACTTCTGATCAAGTTGTATGGTCTGAGCAAAACAGATTGCACATCGGGTACGAAAATGATGCAGTAACTGCTAACTCTACAGTGTCTATTGTAGCTGCTACAGGAGTTGTTACATTAGGTTCTGCATTAAACAATTCAGTAAGAGTTGGAAACACAGTAGTAGTATCTAGCGCTGATGGACTAAGAACCTTGAAAGCATATGTATCTGTTGCGACTCCAGGAGCTCAAACTTTTACTTTATTGCCTTATACTCAACAATTGTTTTCATCGAATGCTGCTGGCGACGTAACTTTTGGGAACGAGGCTGTAAATTTATTCGTTTACGGTTCTGAGTTTGCTAAAGGAACAAATGGAATGTTAGGTTCTTTAGAGGCTTCTTTTACTCAGTACAGTAACAAGCCAATTATTATTAAGGACACTTATCAAATAAGTGGCTCCGATGCTGCCCAAATTGGATGGGTTGAAGTTGCTACTGAGGATGGAGCATCAGGATACCTATGGTACTTGAAGTCTGAAGGAGAAACAAGATTACGTTTCCAAGATTACTTAGAAATGGCAATGGTAGAAGGTGAATTAGCTGGTAATGGATCAACTGTAGCCGCTGCATTGAATGCAACAGTTACATCTGCTGGTACTGAAGGTTTATTTGCTGCAGTAAAAGCAAGAGGTAATGTATACCAAAACTATGCAAGTGGTGATGTAACTCCAGGAGTTGGAAACAGAAGTGCTTTGCAAGACTTTGATTTCATTCTACAGAATCTTGATAAGCAAGGAGCAATTGAGGAGAATATGTTATTCTTGAATAGATCTACTTCTTTAGATTTTGATGATATGTTAGCTGCACAAAATTCTTACGGGGCAGGTGGTACATCTTATGGTGTATTTGAAAACTCTGAAGAAATGGCGTTGAACTTAGGATTCGATGGTTTTAGAAGAGGTTCTTATGACTTTTACAAGACTGATTGGAAATATTTAAACGATGCTTCTACAAGAGGTTTAGTTAAAGATATCGACGGTGTTATGGTCCCTGCTGGAACAAGCACAGTATACGATCAAATGTTAGGTACTAACATCAGACGACCATTCTTACACGTACGTTACAGAGCTTCTGAAGCTGACGATAGAAGAATGAAGTCTTGGCTTACTGGATCTGTTGGAGGTGCTGCTACTTCTGATTTAGATGCAATGACAGTTAACTTCTTATCTGAAAGATGTTTAGTTACTCAAGCTGCTAACAACTTCGTATTGTTTACGGCGACTGTTTAGTATTAACTATTGTAATGTTACCCTCGTCTTTTAGATGGGGGTAACTATTACTCTTATTATTAATTTTTATATTATATTTTATTATGGCAACAAAAGCCCAAAAATCAAAGGTAGCCCCAAAAAGCGCGGCACCTAAACAAGAAATTATGCAAGAAGAGACTTTAATAGAAGCTCCTATTGCTGAAGTAAAAAACTCAAAGCCTAAGTGGGAGATTAAAGATAGAAGATACTATCTAGCGAACGGCACGTCACCACTAACTTTTACACTTTGTAGCAAGCATTCTTCAAGGTTTCCTTTATTACATTTTGATGAAGAAACGGGACAACAAAGAGAGCTAAGATATGCAACAAATCAAAACTCTCCTTTTGTAGATGAGCAGAAGGGCCATGTAACGATCGCTCACATTGTGTTTGTAGATGGAGTACTTTTAGTACCAAAGGCTAAACAAAATTTACAAAAGTTACTTTCTTTATACCACCCGCAAAAAGGTGGGACGTATAGAGAACAAGATGATGTTGCAATTGCAGTAGATGAGTTAGAAGATATTGAGCTTGAAATTGAAGCGTTGATATTGGCTCGGGAGTTAGATGTAGATCATGCAGAAGCAATCCTTAGAACAGAATTAGGGACTGCGGTTAATAAGATGACAAGCAAAGAACTTAAACGAGATTTGATGTTGCTTGCTAAAAATAATCCAGCTTTATTTATAAGTCTAGCAAATGACGAAAATGTAGAGCTCAGAA